TTTTTGTAAGATAAATAAATGTATTATAACTATTTTTAGGAGTCAACACAATGGTTCAAATTATTGAAAACGCTTTAACAGAGCAAGAATTAACTCAAATTAGAGAGTTCAATCTTGTTGAGGATTCTTCGGTACAGCAAGGAAGAAAATACAGAAACAAAACTTTAAAAAATGATAGTATAGACCAACTATCTAATCCTGTTGCGGCCTTTGTTGTTGAAAAAGTTAAAAAAATAATTCCTGAAAATCACGAAGTATGCGACATGGTTTTACACACTACCGAACAAGGTATGCAGATACACAGCGACGGAAACATCAACAAAAAAGATCACAAAGCAGTGCTTTTCCCGATCAATGTTGAGGGCGAAGGTGCTGGAACAATATTTTTTGACAATCACTATCTTGGTGAAGGACCAATGGTGTTTGCTAAAAAAAATCCGTGGGGCGGAAGTAACAAAAACAAAGACCCAAAAAATTCAAAAAAAAGAAATGTAACAGCAGACTATTCAGTTTTAACCAACTATAAAGAAACTGCTAACATAAACGAAGTCCACAAAAAACATTTGGGACACATACCTGCTGAAAACTCAAACGGCTTGACCATTGAAAAAATTTACAAATGGAAACCGGGACAAGCAGTTATTTTTGATTCCACTCAGTTGCACTGTGCCACAAACCACACAGGTTACAAAACTGCCTGCACTGTGTTCACAAGAAGAATTGATTAATAAATTTTCTTTTTAGATTATTCTATATTGACTAGTTCGCCAAGGTCTGGCTCACCACGTGCCTTTTTGACATTGTCCTGCCAATTTTTAACTCGTCTAGATCTAAGTTCGGATCTGTAACTTTCTAAGGCACCGGTAAGTTGTGCCACAAGCGATGGATTTCTTCCAAACCTAATAGCACTTGTTTTCTTTTTTGTTAATTCTTGAATTCTTTTTGAAATGTCCTCGTCAGACAAATTAGCAAGTTCTTCTTGTAATGGATGAAAGTACATCAGTACCTCCTATGTTAGATGTAGTTGTTGCCAAGTTGGTGCATCAAAATAGTTGTACCACCGTCTGGACTCATAAACTCGTAAAGATATCTACCCGATGTTGGCACCGTGATTTGGTCGGAACTTCCGTCACCACCTGAAACGTTTCCTGATACTAAAACCGCACTAGGAATAGTAATTGTGTGGGCAGTTGAAGCCACAATGATATCTAAAATTATTCTGCCAAGAGTTGATGTTGCAGGAAGATTTGTGAATGCCAGTGTAATTGCGCCTGTCGTGGTTGCTGTTTGATAATGACCATTTTCGTGATTCAAAGTTGTCGAACCTGTGATATTACCATGAGTATAAACAGTTTCAGCAGTGTCTTTGAATGTTGCTCTTGATACTACATTATCAGTAAAATTAGATGCGGCATTTGTTGATGCTTTGTTTGATTGTAAATCTTCAATCTCTGTTTTTGCTTCGGTAAAATTGTTTTTGATCGCTGTAAAATTATCTCTGAAACCCTGTGAACTGTTGTCCTGTCCGGCTACTGGATATGTCCCGTCTACGTTTCCTGGTACTATATTACTTGCCATTTTATTCCTCTAATTTTCTTTTAAATGCTAGGTATTTATCACCTTTACGCTCCACCCTTATCTTAGATTCGGATGATGGTGCGTTAGTGAACACAATGCTTGTTTTTTTGCTAGATCCGTCGTGCTGTAATCTAAATTGTGGCTCGTAGTCCGCACTTCTTAGAGAACTATCTGTGCTTAGATACAAAGGCGTCAAATTGTTGTCTGCTGTGATTTGGTCCCCGTATATCAAAACCGTGGCATTTTCTCTTACCTTTATTTCTTCTTCATGCACTATCTCGTTCATTTCGAATGTTGTTGTTGATCCATCTGGTGATATCGTGCCTGTGTCGACTTTGTGTCCGCTAACCACATATCTGTCTATTTTGTAATCTATTTTTTTGAAATCTATGGATTTATCTAGCACTCGTCTTTTGACTATTTCCGACTTGCCAGGTTTGCAGTATGCCAACACCACCGCCATTTTGTACCCAAGAGGTACTCCAGAATCGTCTTGGCTTGTTCTCATCCATAATGGTAAGTGATTGTATTCTTTTTGTCCTAGGCTTTTCATTCTGGATCTCATATTTGCCACAGCATTTGGGTATAATTTTTCAAATGTGCCGATGTCTGCTGACAAAGGATTACTGTATCGTATTTTTGATCCTGAAATACTAAAACTCAATCCACTGTTTGTGGTCACGTTGTACACGTCATAATCTGCCGTGATCCTGGAAGCATCTGCCAGCGGACCTATGATCGGTTTTGTTACTGCATTTCTTAGATCCACAGATGTTGATATAGCCTCGCCGGCATTATTAACTAGTGGATCCTTCATTTCTATATAAACTACCTCATATTTGGTTGCCGATCCTTCTTTCGCCACAGCGGTCTTTATGTCACCAAAGTAAAGGGTTTTGGGAGTATGGTTTTGCTCCATTTGTTGTTGTAGAGTTGTGATTGTCTGGTGTTCTAGCCCAGCGATCAACAACATTTCAGCACTTGTCTGCATTCCGAAATTGGGATCCTCTGGCCTGAAAATAAATTCTTCTTTGTTGATATTTGGATCCTGAGCGAGTTGATAAAAAGTGTCTCTGTCGCTTAGGCTGTTTGCTTTGTTATTGATTAATCCTTGTGCGTACATACTTCCATATTCCACTCCGTAAGGAAGACTGACTTTCAATGTAAATTCTCTAGTGGTGGCAGTGCTTTGATATTGATCGTTGGCCCTGATTGTGAATGTGTATTCTCTGTCAAAACTCAAAGTGTTTGTATCAAATGTGATGGCATTTTGGTCCACGGTTGTGAACTCTGATAGGTCAACGGTTCCTATTATATTTCCTGCCCTGCTCAACGTCAGTCCAGTGGGCAATGAACCTGCTGTCACAGTGTATTCCAGTACTCGATTGGTTTCGGCCGCTTCTGCCTGAACAGACAACAGACTAGGTATGCCTGCTGTGACTGTGCCTAGGTTTGCGGATGTTGTGAATTCAATACCTACTTCTATTTCTCCTACCACGGTCATGGTAAAAGTTCTTTCTCCATAGACTGTGACATTTGGATACGGAGTTCTTGATGCTCTGATTGTAAAAGTGAAAGTTGTTTCCACAGCATCTTGTCTGCTCAGTGTCCCTGCTATCTCGCCTGTGTTTCCGTCAATACTCAGGCCTGATGGAAGACTGCCCGATACTATAGAATAGTTTAGGTCTCCCTGCAGTTTGTCGAAGTCTTCTACATCTATTTTGATAACAACATTATTATCGTGTTTGAAAGTTCCCAGAGCAGAATCTGTAAGGAAGACAGGTCTCCTGTTTCCGCTCATGCTCATTACGAGAGAGTACCCATCGTGTATAGTTTGGTCCACCGTAATGATTGAATTATCTACTCTAAAATAGTCTGCCGTGTAAACAAAAATATTGTTGACCTGCGTAACACTGCTGGTTCCGTCGGAAACCCTTACTACGAACTCAAAATTTTCTGACCTTGATTTAGTTCTGGCAGTTGGGTCGTATCCAACTGTGTCATAGGCGTAGACATTACTATATCCGCCGTACACGCCATAACGCTCGTCTTCGGTCAATTGTATGACCCCAGAGATCAAACCTGTGGAACTCATTGTGACACCTGGAGGTAGTTTACCTTTCACAATGTCATATACCAGGGTCTGTCCTGCCGCTGTGTCGGTGTCAGTGGCAACAATCTGGTATTCTACATAACTTCCGTCAAGGATGACAATATCACGAGAAGTATCTGCTGTCAGATCCGTTGCATCAGAAGTGATGTCTGTCCTGTCTGATGTTTTTAGACTAGTATCTGCGAAATCTAATTGTCCGCTGTCGGTACTGAAACTAGGAACATCTGCACCCTGAATCTGCAGACTGAAATTTCTGTCGGCTATGACAGTTCCATCTGAAGCACGAATCACAAACTCGTACAGAGAACGTGTCGAGACTTCAAATGGAGTGCCCTGCAGTAAACCTGTGGAAGTAAGTTGTATACCGGGAGGTAGGGTTCCTGCGATGTGAGAATAAGTCAAACCGGTACTGTCTTGCGAGTTCGCTTCCAGTTGTTTGGAATAGAAGTCGCGTTCGTTGATCACACCCAAAGATCCAGATGTCGTAGACCAATTTACGTTTGCCATTGTTCGTCTTACTCCCAATGGTATTTATTGCGATTTTATTGATTATTAACTAGCCGCGTAATACGGAATCACGTATTCAGTACCACCCAAATTCAATTTTAGATAACCTGTTGGGGTTGCCGGTAGGGCATTTGCGGCTCCTGCCGCTCCTACTGTGGTCTGTGTTTGTGGGTTGTTAATTCTGATAGTTCCTGTTCCTTGTGTTCCTAGCACAAGATCTGAGTTAGTTGCGATATTATTGATCTCCGCACTAGCACCCAATTGTATCTCACTGGAAACAGCAACATCAACAGCGGCCAACTCGTTTGTGACAGCAACTACATTACCGTTCAATGTGATTGTGCCGGTGCCATCTGGTGTTATGTTGATACCACCATTGGAGTTAGTTGCTGATATAGTGTTAGCGTCTATCCTTATGTTGTCGGCATTCAATTGACCAGTCAAATCTACTGTGCCGGTAATTGTCTGACCAACAGTTGTCATCGCACTTTGTACATCTACAACACCTGTTCCTGCCGCTTCAATTTCTAAATTGTCATTCGTGTTCGCAGATGATACCTTGTTGTCTTTTAACAACACACTGTCTGTCTGTAAAGTTCCAGTTATGATGACCTGTCCGGTTGTAGTGATATCAGAAGTTACTAGTGTTCCTGTGATGTCAACGTTTTCTGCTAGAGTGATCTTGGTTGAATCCACTGAGCTCAATGTCGTTCCATTGATTGTGACCGCACCTGCCACTATGTTTCCTGTTCCGCCTGGTTGTAGGTTAAGGTCGGCATTGGATGCAGTTGATATAGTAGAATCATTTATGTTGATGTTATCAACAGATACTGTGCCAGTCATTGTGGCACCATTGATAGTTGGTGATGTTAGTGTTTTATTTGTTAAAACCTGTGAACCTGTCAGTGTTGTCACAGTGGAATCTATAGACATTGTCAGGGTGTCTCCAGATACTACTGAATCCAACCCAGTTCCGCCTGCTATTTGGAAAGTCTCACCGGACCTTACTGCTGTACCTGTTGAGTCATCTCCAACAAAAGTCAAAGCCTGTGAAACGTTTTGGGCGTCGATGTATGCCTTGATAGATTGTTGTGTTGCCAATGCTGTGGCAGAATCTGAAGACATATTGTCTTCGTCTAATATTGCTGTTACAGTGGCACCCGATGCCAGTGCCAAAGATGTTGAAAGTGTTGCGGCACCTGTAAGTGTTGTGGTGCTCGAAACAGAAAGTGTTCCGGTCACTGCTGTATTGGCCTGTAATTCTATTGTACCTGTTCCAGCAGGATCTAAAATAATGTCTTCGTTTGATCTTGCCGTAACAATTTTTTGTCCGTTAAGATCGAGATTGCCTCCCAACTGAGGTGTTGAGTCCTCGATCAAATCATTGGCTTCTGCTGTAGAGCCATATAATTCTGTAAAGTTGTCGTTAATTTTGTCAAAAGCGGTTCTTAGTGGATCACCTGTACCGTCATTTGCTGTAGTTCCGATGTTAATTGTCTGTTTTGCCATATATCATATTTACCTATTATTTTATAAACCTAATGTAAAAAATTAGACGTCTATTAAGAATTTTGTGAATTTGAACACTGTTGAATCACTGGAAATAGGAGTAACTCTGAATCTCACATCATCGCCACTTATGTCCGCTGTATATGTTCCTAATCCAGATGCATAACTTGATACAGATCCAAACGTGGAAATGTAGGCATTTGTTCCGTTGTGGGTTATGTTCGCTTCAAATATCTCGTGCCTGCTGTTGGTGGAGTCTAAAACCGACACTATATATTTCGCACTCCTGTACAGGGTCTTGTCGAACGTGTCTATGTTTGTCGTTGATGACGAAGCAACAGTGGCAGTGCCGTCAGATATATTGCTGTAACTGAGAGAAGCGCCAGCACTGGCGAAACTCAAAGTGCCATTTCCGTTTGTTTTAAGGAACTGTCCTGATGTGCCATCTGCTGTAGGAAAAGCGAATCCATTCAACAGCACAGTTCCAGATCCATTACCAGCAATTTCCAAATTGGCGTTTGATATGTTTGTTGAAATGGTATTGTCTTTGATCGAAATATCTCCCATTACAACAGACCCTGTGCCTGAAGCATCCAGTTGTAAATCACTATTTGTGACTGTTGTCGTTATCTTGTTGTCCGTGATCTGAATATTGTTGTCTATCAGCAGTTTGTTGGCTGTCACAGATCCTGTGCCAGAGGCTATCAAATTCAAATCATCGTTGGACCTGTTGGCAGATATGTTGTTGCCGGAAATTGTTATGCCCGAATCAACAGCGGTCTCGTTATATAACTCCGCAAAGTTTGTATTAACTTTTTCCATTGCGGCTCGTAGAGTATCGCCTGTGCCATCGTTAGCGTTTGAACCTATGTCTATGATTAACCTCGGCATTAAATCTCCTGTAGTATCCTTATAAATTTTATCACGTGGGCATCATCACTGATTGCCACGGCTTTGAGATTGGCTTGTCCCCCACTCACATCTGCTGAAAAAGTCAAAAGAGGCAATCCAAAACTCTGCACACTTCCTGCCGAACTCACGTAGGCATTAGAGCCATCGTGAATAACATTCGCTGTAACAAATTCATATCTACTATTAGCACTGTCAGAAACACTGATAAAATATTTTCCTGATCTGTATGCTGTTATGTCAAAACTGTCTATGGTGGCAACAGCACTTGCATTCAATGTGATAGTGTTGTCTGATATATCACTGTTTGCTATAACTATCGCTGGCAAAGTCCAAGTTAAATCTTTTGAACCATCTGTCTTCAAAAGATAGTTGTTAGGAGCATCGGTATTGGGAATGTTGAACCCGTTAATTTTTACTATTCCTGTTCCGTTGGCATCCAGGACCACGTTGTTTGAAGAAGTGGTGTTTATGATAGTGTTGTCTTTGAACTTGACCTGGTCAACAACAAGTTCTCCTGTGCCTGATGCTTCCAGCGACAAGTCACTATTTGTCTGTGTGGCAGTGATCTTGTTGTCCGTGATCTGGATGTTGTTGTCAACTTTTAAACTGCTGAATGTAATTTTTCCTGTTCCGCTTCCTACAAGATTTATGTTGCCGTTTGTAGATGTTGCAGTGATATTGTTTCCTTTGATATCTATAAATGAATCAACGGCAGTAGCATCATACAATTCTAGAAAATTGTCGTTTATCTTTTGTCCAGCGATCCTGAAAGTATCCCCGGTGCCGTCATTTGCAGTTATTCCGATATTGATGTTCTGTCTTGCCATTTTTCAAATTTATGATCCTATCAATCCGTAGTTCCTTAAGACTGTAAGAATAGCATCAATGGCAACATCATTTTTGGTTGATCCATCGCTGGTATAACTTATTGCTGACTGTTGTGCCACTGGTGTTGTACCAAAGAAACCAACCTTACTGCCCGACTCAGCAACGATTATACCGCCTGTGCCATTGGCGGCTAAAATCAAGTTGTCATTTGATCTGTTGGTTGTTATTTTGTTATCACTTACAGTGACCGAATCAAGCACAATGTTTCCAGTTCCGTTTGGTGTGATTGTTATATCCGAGTTGGTACCAATTGATGTAATAGCCGAACTGTCAATTTTCAATTGATCAATTTCAATCGATCCTGTTCCGTTTGGCTGAATTTTTACGTCACCGTTTGTAAAAGGAGTAGTCAGTAATCCACCTAGTCCTGCTTCAGCAACACTGGTATAGAGTTCTGTGAAATTTAAGTTACATTTGTTGAATGCGCCTCGTACGGAATCTCCCGTTGCTGAATTTCCTGCTGTTCCTAAATTTATCGTTAATCTGGCCATATTAAAATCGTTAGTATTTATTAAATATTAATGTGCTTTTATGTTCTTAGAAAAACTCAAAACAATCCGTTTGTATGAGAGACAGAGTAAACTGGGCCAATATCACACCTTCAAAAGGAAGAATACCATATACGTTTTCAAATGTGATCATTGTGGTACTATATTCCTTCGGCCTAGGTCAAAAGTAGATCCACAGAGAGCAACCAATGAATACAAGCACGTATGTTCATATTGTGATTCAAAAAAATTTGCTCAATTGGTTGGTGTAAAGATGAGGAAAATCTACAAAATGGATGCCAGTTCTACCAAGTCTATATAATCCATTTGATATCGGTTTTTTGTCCGTCAACTAATCTTTTTAGATCGGCATAACTTCCGGCCCTTATGTTTCCTCCAGCATACGTGAAGTAAGGTCTCAAAAATGGATTAAGATGTATGTTTTCTACCCTATTAAAAAAATAAAAATTTGTGCTTTTGAACTTGCGACATATCTGCGTCAGTTGAAAAAGCCATTCGTATTTAAGATAGGCTTTCATGCTGAGCCTGGATGGATAATTCCTTGTGTTTTTGTAAATGTTGTTCTGTATCCTACTTTGTTCGCCATCCTTCGATTCCCACTGTCTAGCCCCTAGGATATCAAACCCCAATATGGCAATCTCGCTCGCACCCGATTCAGCGGCCAACAGCACTGCCGAACACCCTGAACCTCTTGCCTGTGAAAGATCTCTGCTGGACCATTTGCCTTTTTTTATGTCACCTCCGGCCCACATCCTGTACAGTTTAAGTCCATCGGGTATGTCGTTGTTTTCCTGTTCTGCCAAAAGGTAATCCCATTTGCTTATGTTTTCTATTCCAAAAATTTCCGCATTGAATTCTATTGATTGTTTTGCTTCCGCTAGTTCTTCATACATCTCAGGATTGACTGCTATTATTTTGTCACACAGGTCTGGGTGATCTCTATAAATGGCGTTGCATCCATAGATAGTTCCTTTGCCTTTGAGTGTGTCTATTGGGTAAATTTTTCTTGACTCTCCGTTGCCTATAACGAATGCGGTATCCATTATACCCCGAATGATTCTCCGCAACCGCAACCAGATGTGGCATTTGGATTTATAATTTCGAATTGTGATCCAAATGTCTCTTCTATCCAGTCTATTTTTGTGCCTGCCACATACAGCATAGAAGTTTCATCGACAACAAATCGACCTTTACCCCAATCTTCAAGTATGTCATCTTTGCCCACATTTTCCTTCTTGTCCACGAAACCCCATTCGTATTTGAATCCAGCACAACCGCCACCCAACACAGTTAGGCTGACAGCATATTTGTCTGTGTTCTTGGCAAGAAGTTTTTCCATTTGTGCCTTTGCGGCATCTGTGATATCAAACCATTTCATACTAATAATTATCTTTTAAACAAACGAATATTTTTTATCTGAAAAATGTCTAGCATTCTCAAACCAAAATCTAAAAGCCTCTTTTTTATTTTGGAAACTCATGATTGCCTCCTGTTCCTCGTAGTTGTGTAGGAACTCGCTGTAGTCCTCTTTTTGTTCAAATGTCCATCCCCATTTTTGTTGGCAGTTTTTTTGACACCACTCAATACATTCGCCATCAACACCGTAGTCGCCTAGGCGAATTTTATATCTAAAAGATTTATTATATCCACAGTCTGCGGGCATCTTAGTCATAATGATATTGTAACAGATTTATTCAGAAAGAACAATGACTCCACAGGCCAATCTATCACCTGCGTTACCAGTTTTTAATGATTCAGCATCACCACCTGAGCCTAGGTCGTCTTTGTTAGAATGGACAACTATAGATCTACCAACAATGGATCTTTCTCCCAATAGATCCACTCTCTTGGCAACAATCTTGCCTTTGGCTATTCCGTTTTCATCCGCTGTGATGTTCCCTAGATCCCCAACGTGTCCTTTTTCTAGATCTCCGTGATCAACGTCGTCTGGATTGTAATGTCCTCCTGCCGATTCACAACCTTTGCTTAGGTCACCAAATTCATGTATGTGGAAACCGTGTTCTCCCGGTTGCAGTCCTAAAATATTGTACATCATCAATGTGGGTGTGCCTGACTTCTGCATCATAACCACACTGCCTTTTACTTTTTCGCTGTGTGTGAGTTGGCAGACTGCTCTTGCTTCTGATTCGTTTTCGTTTATTCTATTGATAGATTCGCATTGGCACGCAGTCGCTTTGGTTCTTGGACAACGATCAAATTCTTTGAACTTCATTTTGGGTATTTAGCCACTGTTGATGAAGTTGTTCTGCGGCCATGTTTTTGCCTTTTGCTTCTGACTGTATGTCAAAATGTTCGGCAAAACTCAATGCCCATTCGTTTGTCTTATGATTAGGGAACAGATCTGAATGTGCTCTCAGTTTCTGTTTCTTTGCTCCACGAGCCAGTAAATCTTTCATGTCGTGCATTTGGTTGTGCATCTCTTCCGGCTTGAGTCCTGCCATCGCCAATGCTTCATCTCGGAAATATGAATAGTGCATAGTGGGTCTAACACCACGCCAACTGTCTATGACCCTCTTCACTCTGTCGTCGTCGGCCTGTATGTATTCTTCTGCTCTTATCAAATGATGGTGTATGTCCATTACCAACGCCACGTGTTTTTCAAGTTCGAGACTTGCGTCGAGACCCCAACTCATTTCGTCGTTCTCTATCGTGATCAGATTCCTTGCCTCTGTTGACAGTCTGGGCAGTATGTCTATGATTCCTTGTGGACCTCTCCTGCCGGAGATGTGTACGTTTATCTTGCAACCATCCTGGAATGATCGACCAAAACCCATCCATCTTGCCATGTCAACGTGATATTCAAATTCCAATATGCTTCTCTCACGTATGTCTTCGGATTCCGATGACAGCACACAAAATTGTCCTGGATGGAAACTGACTTTGACGTCGTGTTTCCTAGATGCTTCTCCAACCGGAGCAAATATCTTGGCAAGGTGATCCTGTATGTGTCGCTGTTGCCACCAATCTATCCAGTTCTTCTCTGTGTAACCCTGGAGCATCTCAGATCCAAGTCTGACCATCCTGCGTTCTGGTGGCAGTGTGGCCACCCTTTCTATCATTCTAACAGCGGCCGCGGCATTGTGATTCATTATGTCCCACTGTCGCTGTTCGGCATCTTCTGGGTGTTCTCTCAACCAACGCATCGTGGTTGACCTGCCATTGAGATCCCTGTCCTTGGCATTTACTTTCATTCCGCCAAATTCGGACTTGTCGTTGAGCCATTTACAACAGAAACCTATACGCATAATATAAAGTGTAACAGATTATTTCCAATTGTCAATCACGAATTCATCGCCACAATTAAACGGTTTTGGTTCACCATGGAACACGGCTACCTTGTTGTCTTCGGTAATAGTAGGCGGATGTTGGAAAACGTGTTTGGCACCATGTCTGACCTTGGTATCTTTCCTGCCCATCATTTCCCATTTATATGATCTTATCCAGTCGTCGGGCCAATGATTGATATCATCTTTTGCTCTCTTGGTGATAAAATCTTGGTCTCCATGGTTGGACTGAAGAATCGATGTTGTATTTTGTTGGAAATCATTCCATAGATAATCCAATTTTCCTTTTTCCCATCTCATAACAGACGAATTCGATAGGCTCCAATCTTTCACTCTGCAACGATTGAAATCACGTATAATTTGGAATGTGCCCGGTTTGTGTTCAAACAAACAATCAATGTTTCTAAACACAATGACATCTAGATCAAAAAAGAGTATTGTGCCTTTTACAGGAATTTCCGGATGGAACATATATAATTTTGACCACCAGGTCTTTATGCCTGGTAGATTTGGTAGATTGATCACGTTGATGCCGGGATCTAATTCGTGAGGACTTTCAGTTATGCAATGAAATTGGTGTGGTAAAGTGAGATTACGTTTGCACATATTGTATAAAACATTGACATACTTACTCACATACTTGTTGCCCCATTTTACACAAAAAATATGCCTATCCATTTTTACTGCTCCAATCGTAACCCGGTTTAAGAAATTGTTTTTGAATAGTTATCCAATTTTTGTCTCCCAAGCGATAATCAAAATGACTGGAAAGTCCGTTTTTGATCTTTATTGATTTGATATTGAGATTATTTCCTAGTGTTTTCAAGACGTCTTGGAATCTATCCGACCCAAAACTTTTGTCAAGATCCACTTGACCCAGTTTTATATAACCCAAAGCAAGTTTTGGATCTTCCCAATCAAAATTATTTAAGGACAGCCATTCTCTAAAATTATCCATTTCTTTTTTTTTGAATGCGTTGCTTTCGTTGATGGTGTTGCCCCATTCCACATCAAACTCGCCGGAGAAGTATTTCTGATGGTTGATTGCAGAGCAGGTGGCATCGTCAAGTTTCTTTCCATCCTCGTCTCTAAAAACTTCAAAAAGTGTTTTGCCCACCTGGCTCCAGTGTAGGTAAACACCTCCAAATTCTCTGTCGTACCTGTTTTTCTTGAACAGTTCAAAATCCTCGTCTGCGAGTTCTTTTCTTGGAGCGTTCAAAAATGTAGTGATCTGAGAAGGTCTTATCCAATCTGGATCAAGCACCTGTTTACGGTACGCCAATACCCAACTTTCTATTTCGTGGCAAAGATTATTCAACTGCCGTATCGCATATTTTGTGTCATAGTCTGCCTGCTTGTAGTATTCCGAAAGTTTCCAGGCTGTGCCTTGCAGGTCCTCAAAATATCTGTGTAACAGATTGCAGGTGTCATGATTTAACCCTAGATCAAAATTCTGAAAATCCTTTTTGGTATAATCTTGTTTGACTTTGTACTCGGGGCTAAATTCGAATTCATTGATCGTCTGTGATATTTCATTTAGTTCTCCGCAAAGAAAATCAATGTTCCTGGCAGAATTGGGAAATCCTAGAAAACAGAAATTTTTTTCAAGGATCAGTTTATTTGCTAGATTTCTTTCAAGTGATGACAGCCATCTATCTGTCAATGAATTGTTGTAGATATCGATGTAATAAGTGATGTTGTCTAGTTCGACTTCTATTTTACTTTTTAGAGTAGATGGCACTGTTCGCTCCGTGTTCCATACACTCTACACTAACAACAAAACATCTATTGTTTGTTTTTTGTCGAATCAGTTCATCGGCAAAATTAAAGGCGTGTTCCGCGAACTTTTCGGCACCCACACCATCAAATATTCTTATCTCAGCAAGATCCAATTTTTCTAGTTCTCTGAACTTTTCAAGATGTGGGTCATTTTTGTCCAATGCTAGTTTATGATCGAAGTGATCCTCCAACCACTTCTTCAATGGTTTCAATCCACCAAAGTCAACCGCCCAGTTTTTGTTGTCCAGTTCATCACAACCAAATGTAAACTTGAATGCTAGACTGTAACCGTGTAGCAGATGACAGTGCGAGTGGTCGGCATTGGGTTGCCTGAATACTGCCGATAATCCTATATTGTGTCCATAAGTTTTTGTTGAATAATGTGTCATATGTTTAGTGTATAGTTATTGGTGTGTCGTTGTCAATGTCTAATTCTTTTTTGATGCTGTCTATTTTTTGTGAAAGTTCGTTTGGAATATCGAGATCATTGTCAATTATGGCCTTAAGCATATCTACAATTATAAGGAATTCTGGTAACTTGCTTATTTTAGTGGTGTCCAAGCCGTTCTTGCTCATGGCATGAAGCATATACTCCACAACGTCTTGTATACAGTTTATACTTTTTTTATCTTTCGTCTTCATATTATAATTTTATAATCTATTTAGATTGTGTCAACTGCTTTTGAATAAATTTATTCATGCCTTGGTACGTTTCAAAGAATACATTTTTATGAACACTCCATTCCTTTGGCATCTCCCATCCTTCCTGATTCACGATGATCCATCTTGTGTTGTTGAGTTCGAATAGTTTATTGAATTGATGTATCCAGTATCTAGGATCAACTGGTCTTTTTATGTAGGTGTAGCCAGTGGTGTCCTTGTAAACATTGTTTATTTTTCCTTTTTCCAAAGGGTGTAGGTCAAAACCCAACATGAATATTGCCTTTGGTTTGAATTCAAGAGCAACAACTCCTGCGTATGGCCCGGTGCCCCAGTGGAATGGCTCGTCCTGCCTTTGGTCTCCCTCGTACGGAAGGTCAGGCAAGGACTTGACGTTTTGCCACATCGCAAATTGCGAAGCCCAATTCTTTCTTGTATAGACGGTGGTATTTTTGCCTACAGTGTTTGCGGCTTCCTGACACATATGTTTGTCGCAACATACAAAATAATCAAAGACATAATCTCTGAATTGAGCATTACACCCAACCACTGTGGATATTTTTTTTAAAGGTGCGAGATCAAATCCCAGTCTTGATTCACCGTTCCCTATGATGCTGACAAATTTAGTCATTAGCAACCATCTTGAATATTGTTTTGTAATTTTCCCAGGCTTTTTTCAATGCTGGATATTTCCTGCGTAGATCTAGTGCGTCTTGTCCTATCATTTCTTCGTCCTCGACAATTTCCTCTTGATCTTTGGCGAAATCGTCTTGTTCGATCAAAACCTTTTCACCATTGGCTTTCTGCTCATATATGGTGTGGCCACCATCGGGAGAAACATACAAAGGACCTGTTGTCTCCTTGTGTTTCCTTTTTGTTTTTTTAGGCATCAGTAATATTCCTTATGGTCACCATCTGGATAGCATTGTCGTATGCCACCAACTTTTTTGCCTCTGACGTCGTTCTCGAACCTTGGTATGACGTGTATGTGTGGCCACATCACCGTTTGTCCGGCACAGAGTCCTATGTTTTGTCCTATATTGAATCCTTGCCATTCTCCTTTTCCAACTCTCTCCTTGGCCCAACCATATGCACAACCATATGCTGTCTGCACAGTTTCGACATCATCCTTTTTTGGAATAAACAAAGTGTGTCCCGGAGTTACAGGAAACATATCTGCCCATACTGCCAAATGATCATTTTCCCACAAGGGTTTTCCGTTGGCCACCCAACTGCTTTCCTTATATGATGTTATTGGCTTTCTTAGATTCTTGGGTATAAATTTTTTCAACATTTTTGGTTTCGATAATTCCAATCTTTATGTTACTTGAATTAGGCCTGTATTTCAACCTAATTCGTTCCCAATACTTGGTTTTGGACACGCTGGGATTGTATTGGTTGGTATTCAGCAAATTGACTATAGCCTTACGAACCTTCTCCGCACCTCCGTGCTTTCTGCAGGTGTCCGACCTGCCAACGTGTACGACTGTGCCTCCAATTGACACAAGGTATACACAACTTAACCTGATAAATTTATTTTGCGTTTTTTTCTTGTGCGTGATCTTGTAACCTTTGGATATGTCGTAAAAATCTTCTATGCTGTGCCAACTAGGAGAGTTCATGAAATCCTCCATCCACTTTCTTCCAATTGTTTCCATCCTGCTTTATGTCGGCATCTGTGCAGGTTCTATCGAGATGCTGGGTGCCCAATGCCAAAAGGTCTTTGTGTGTGTACAATTTCACTAGTCCAGGAACAAATTTTTTCAATCGATCAATACCCAATACCTCGTTGTGTGTTCCACACATCCAACCTTGTCCTACTATGAGCCATTTCTGCACTTGTTTATGCTCTCTTTTGTGATTATTAAGTATTTCAAAAAAAGCATTTGGATCATTGCATATCTGCCAGTCCTTGAATTTTTCGTTGTTATCTTGATTCTCAGTGTTGACCAAAAATTTTCTATCTGCCTGTATTTTCTTTATGTTATCAATCACGATGTCGGGCAGGTTCCACCAACAATCTATTGCCAGTATACCATCAAATTTCATTTTGTGAGACCTAGTTTTTTGTAATACCTTTGTACTTTTTTAGCCTGATAGTCACAGTCTGCCAAGGCATTGTGGGCGTCAACTTTGGCGACCTCTGTCTCCTTGAAAAGTGAGAACAATGTTCGTGAGTCTCTGATGGCCCAATATTGCCATGGAACAGGTTTCTCCATTTGTGCGTAGAGATCTTGTAAAATAGCATAATCAAACAACGGACCTTGACACCAAAAAACGTCAACGCCAACACTCCATTTGTTGATTGCCTTTATGGTATCATCGAGACTGATCCTGTCAGATTCTCCAAGGGCATCTTCTCTTATGTGTTCCGGCTGTGTTGCCCACCAATCCAGGGTTTCCTGCATCACGTGTCTGCCCTTTTCGGTCTGAGAATCAACATCCACTTTGAAATACAATGGATCATAGGGTTCTTTATTGGTATAGGGATCAAACTTGATTGCTCCCAGAGAAAGTATCACAGCATCCGGTCGAGTGCTCAGTGTTTCTAGGTCTATCATAGCGTGGATTGCCATTAGTTTATGTACTCCATATAGTTTGAATTTGTTCTTTCAGGAAAATAGTTTTGCTTTCCGCCTTCCCTTTCTATGTCACAGGTTATGCAGTGTAGGCCTCCGTCCCAAAAACTTCTTGTCTTGAAATCTACCAGATGCACATTAATTCCTTTTTTTGATAGCCAATCAAATAACTTTTCATTGTAAGCAATTGCCAATACATTTTTCTCATCTATGACCAACATATTGACTTCAAAAACTGTTTCACGTATATCACCCACCCAGTCTCTGGCAAATTTTTCTAGATGACTGTTGAACTTGGCGTTCTTCATGATTTCCTCGTCATCTATGAACCAGTTGCAGTTGAAATCGGCCATTGTGGGTTCGTCTAAATAGTATATGTCCCAATTGGGAAAAGTCCGAGAGTATTCTTTGTTGTAGAAAGTGGACACAATGACTCCAGGAGCAACAGGGCAAAAAATTCCATCGCTGTGTCCATACGTGTCTGTGTTCTTTTTATTGACCTGTATCCTAAAATTTTTTGACCATTCCTTTATGATGGGTTCAACTAGATGCCACCAATCCTTGTGCGGTCCCCAATCAACCACAATGTCTCTGCCCAGTCTCACAATAGATGGCGTGTTTAGACAGGCAAGGCCTCCATCGTTGGCCTCAACCACTTTGCCTTGCTGTTTAAGTTTATCAAGATGCGACTGCCATGGGTCTTTCTTGTAGTAATTCCGTAAATGATAAAAAGTGTCTCCCAGAGTTATATTTTCATCACGAGGCACAATAGGTGGCTTCATTAGATATCCTTTGCTATTGGTATAGATGTTAGGGTCGCTGTCGAATTCAGGTCTTCTCACGGTAACACCAAATTCCTGCAATTTTTTCTCTATGCCATTGAGATCTTTCTTGGTCATTTCGGTTATTGTGTGGAAAGCGTCTCTCGTATCACTTTCCAGATCGTCGTAGAAAGATTTCGGGTAACAATCACCCAACCATATTTCTTTCAAGGGTTGGAACCCACTATAAGAATTTATTGACATTGTGTTAATTATAGCACAATGGATAGGTAAGTCAATTAGATTTGTTCACCAGCGGATTGGTTAACAAGATCCTCGAACTCTTTTTTGTCCATGCAGTATGTTTGGCCATAACTTTCCGGAAAATCTCTGGACACGTTTTCCACCATTAACTTGGAATCAATCTCGCATTGATTATAGGTATCGTAACCATCTGGTCCGTATAGGGTCTGGCAGATGCCTTGAGTACAGAATATTATTACCAAAACAAATTTCATATAAAGTATTTAAGATGTGTCTGCATCCATTAAACGAGCACATCTTAATTCTGGTAAATACACACAGATTATGAACTTTATCACGTTGGTAGCAGAAGTGGGTTTTCCAATAGCGGGTGCCATAGCCGCGGGCCTGTTTGTGTTCGTTACTTTGAAATTCATCCTGGCATCGGTAACAGGAAGTGTCAACAGCCTGAAAGCCATAATAGGTGCCCTGGACAACAGGGTGCAGACCATGAACAACGACCTGGTCAAGATTGACGCTCTATTGAGTCACGTGTTAAAGATCAGACCCAACGTGGAACGTATAGCCGCCAATGAGGGCAAGGAAGATGCGAGGAGAGATTAGGTTATGGACATAGCACAACTCATCAAAGACTTTGGCTTTCCTATAGTGGCCGCCATGGGACTGGGCTACTTTGTTTTCTACATATGGAAATGGGTCACGGAAGAGATCAAACCCGTGCTGGGCAGTGCCTCATCGACTCTGATCAAACTGGTCGATCGTGTGCGAATGCTGGACAATGACATGATCCGACTCAACACCAAACTGGCCATGGTGCTGGAGTACAAGGAAGAGATCATCAAGTCCGGACGTTCGGACGAACTGGACGAGATACTGGCCAAGTACAAGAGTAAATCTGAGAGTTTTGATAGCACTGGTGACACTAAGAAATAGTGTACACTTTAACTGCCTCTGATTTGCCTTTTACAGTTATCTCATCAACATAGTCAAAATTGTAATTGTATTTCACGGCCTTGACCGTGTCCTCACCTATCACAAGTGTCTTGCCCAGGGTCTTACTGCTACTTTCCAATCTTGATGCCAGATTCACAGCATCACCTATCACCGAGTAATCGAACCTCTGATTGGATCCCATATTGCCCACAAGTGCCTCACCTGTGTTGATACCTATTCCTATGTTGATGTTCGGAAGTCCTTCTGCTGTGAGTTCTTGATTCAACAGTTTCAATTCCGCCTGCATCTCGAGTGCGGCCTGTACTGCGTGTTCCTCGTGTTCGCCATCGTCTATGGGTGCGTTCCAGAATGCCATTATGCAGTCGCCCATGAACTTGTCTATGGTTCCACCGTTCTTTATTATGATATCCGTCATACGTGTTAGGAACCTGTTTATCAGTTTTGTTAGGCCTTCAGGATTTCCTTTGTACTTTTCACTGATGGGAGTGAAGCCACGTATGTCCGAAAACATAAATGTCATTGTTTTGGTTTCACCACCCAATTTTAACAAACCGGGATCCTTCTGTAGTTTCTTGACCATGGCAGGTGCCAGGTAGTGTTCGAACTGTTTCTTGATCTGTTGCTTTTGGAAAAATTCTTTTACGAAACGATTGAAAATGGCGTGGAAACTGGTAATGGTAATAACCAAATATAACCAACTGATATCCCACAGTTGTAGGTGCCTAGTGAATGCAAAATAACTGGCGTATGCCGACCCAGAATAAATTAGTAGTAGTAGGGTGCCTATCAGCCAGTATGGGGCGTAAGCGGCGCTTAAAATTAGAATAAAGGCTATAATAGCGGTGCTTATATACTCTAAAAAATTCGCATAATCAAGCCTCACAATAGTGTCTCCATTGATGATTGTTTGTAGAGAAACAGCAGTGGTAATATGAGAATATTCTTCACCATTGGGTGTGGCTATGACTCCGCCAATACCTTCCGCGGTAATACCAACAATAATTGTTTTGCCCTGTAGTGATTCAAAACTGTCTGCCACGCTCACAGTTTCAAACTGTTTGTTCCATCTCAACCATATACGAGCATTGGCATCTGTCTGTATGGTTTGATACTTGGGAATACGCATGGCAATGATTCCACCTTCACCTGTCTTCACTTGATATGATGGATCACCCACTGCCACTCTGATTGTTTCTATCGCAATGGCTGGATAAATTTCATCACCCACTCGCATCAACAGAGGTAATCTTCTAACCACTCCGTCTATCTCTGGTGCTGTGTTGATCACACCCACACCGTCAGCAACCTCACCAATGTCAGCGATAGGTCCCAGCATACCCGGCCATTCAAACAACCAAGGCATGGGATCTCCAATTTTAGCAACACCTCTTGGCACTGCATTTCGATTTGTCTGTGTGGTTCCTACCTGTGCTATGATCACACCATTGTTTTGTAAAGCGTCTGTCAATGCTTGATCACCACCCATCCTGTCTGGTTCTGAAAACAGTATGGGCAACACGATAACACCCGCGCCTGCTTCTCTTAATCTCCAGATAACATCGGCTATCACATCACGCTTCCAGGGCCACTGTCCATACTGTGCAATGGCACGTTCATCTATTTCCACAATGGCCACATCCTGTGACACAGTGGGTACATCATACTTCTGTATCAGATCAAACGATTTCAGTCTGGCAATCTGTTTCACAAATGGATCATTGAATCCCCATGCCATCAACACCGCAAGTATTATGACACTGAATATCCAATGTGTTAAAATTTTTTTCATTGATTTTGTTGAAAACATCCTGCAATCACAGAACAATACTGTGTTGGATCATTTGAGATCAATATCTTTTCTGAATCTTCTATAGGTTCTTGAAATGCTGTGTTGTTATTTTCTGTGGTTGTTTCTTCAGTTGTCTGAGACTGCGTCACATAGAGATCATTGGCCGAAACTGCCGTGATGAACAACACACAGAATAAAAATGTTCTAATCATTATGTGTGTATTTATTTTAAATGGGCAGTTAATTTTGATTGATTGTGGTGGTGCCACAGCCGTTTGCGTTGGTACAGATCTGATTGAGAGAGTATGTTTGATCAGTGGAGCCTGTTTGATCCAGATCCAGCGTGGCAGAATAGCCTGACATATCAATGGTGGCAGAGTGCGATCCAGAACCATCCTGATTGATGTCCACGGTCTGGTTACTGCCCACAGTGACATCCAGAAAGTGTTCTCCCGTGCCCTGTTGTAGGATATCCACAGAGTTGCTACTGCCATTCACGTCTAGGAACAGCATCTTGTCACCATCGTCCTTTTGATCAGCATAGGCAGTGTTTGAGTTGCCTGCGATATCTATCTCCATGTAGTGTCCCGAAGAGCCTATACCACCATCGTTCTCCTGTAGAATACCTAAGGTGTTGTAGTTGCCTACCACGTTGGTTGAACTGCGATGCCCACCCGCGTCATCCACATTGTCACCCTGTCTCACTGTGACTGAGTTATTGGTGCCGTTGATGTCCAACAGTGTGACGTTGTCGTCACTGAATGATCCCGCTGAATTTCCCTGCGTGATTGACACTGTGTTGTCATCGCCCGTGATCGTGGCATCTGTTAAACTTGAACTGGTTGATCCTGTGCCAGCCACCAACTGATCGTTGTCGTATTGTACAATGTCCAGATCCAGATTGTTGCCTGACTGTGTGATATAGATTTGATTGCCGTTGGGCGAGATGTTCCTCGAGTCTGTTCTTGATTGCAGTTGTGCGGCAGTGGGTGCTGAACTGTACGTGGGTGTTGAAGCCGTTGTGGAGAACCATGACGCTGGCATGTCTGTTTGTGTTGAAGTCGAGTAATCGGTTAGGCTGTAATTGATGTCCAGTGCGGCGCCACCTCCCCATTCATACATCCACACTGTGATCTCGTACTGTTCACCGGCCGTCCTCGTGAG